GTTCATGAATGCATTGAGACCACTCTGTCATTTTTGAACACGTGCAAGTCTAGTGAGAGAACTTATTATTCTAGCAGGCTCGCACTTTTGCGTGATATTCAAACATCACGTACGTTGTCTAAGAAGGAAGGTATCCGTGAGAAGCCCTACGGGATACTCCTTTTTGGTAGTTCTGGTGTTGGGAAATCCGCGATTGCCAACTCGTTGACTAGATTTGTGTTACAAAGCAATGGTTTTGATTACAGTCCTCGTGCTGTGACGTCATTGAATATGGAAGACAAATACCAGTCTGAGTTTGCATCATATCATCAAGGTGTGATTTTTGATGATATTTGCAACACGGCACTGGATCGCACTGATGGATCACCGACTTTGCCAGTCATAATGTTTTTGAATAACATGACAATGGCAGCTTTGAACGCTAATGCTGACATGAAAGGCAAGGTCATGATTGAACCGAAGATTGTTACCGCGACTACTAATGTCAAGGATCTTTTGTCCAATCAACTATCCAATGAGCCTCTTTCCATTAATAGACGTTTTGAAGTGACTATTACTGTTAGAGTTCGTCCTGAATATTGTAAACCTGGATCTACTATGTTGGATAGTGAGAAGATTCGCCATTTGTCTGGAAGTCAATTCCCTGATTTTGCTACATTTACTGTTGAAGAACCGCGTTACGCAGTTGATGTCACAGGTGATAAGTTCAGACCAGGGAAAACACGTCACATTACTTATGTACCTCGTACTTTTGAGGGAAGAGAGTTAGTTGACGTTGACATTAAGACATTGTTGCGCTTTTTGAAGGATGATTCTGCAAAGCATTTCGCTCATCAAGAAGCATTCGTCACTTCACAGCGCAATTTGGCCGAAATGCCGTTGTGCAAATGTGGTTTGCCAGTTGATATGTGCGAGTCCTGTCCTTTGGATTCGCAGGCCGGTATTCCCAATGTGAGTGAGGTTGTTGAATATCTCACTGCATTGGAGATCCGCATCATTGCAAGCATTAAGGCTATGCTTCAAATTTTCCTTATGTCACGTTACGGTTCAGCTATTGTAGCTTATCTCATGCGAGACAAATTGAAGGAAATTGTAGTCAAAAGTATTGGCTATTACATTGCTTGCGTTGTTATTACGCTGGGGATCGACATTATTGTGCATATCCGAGGATCATGGATGGTACTTGTTTTTACAGCGGCATATTTGTTGTATGTCGCTTACCAGTTCCGTAAAGTTCGGCGTGCCGTTATCGAGAAATTCACTGACATTCCTTTACCTTCCAAACTCATTCGTGAAATGAGTTGGAGTATGAAATTAAAATGTATGTACTTTTTGATGTCTATAGGTATTTGGAAGATTCTAGTGATGTTGGCTAGAAAGTGGAAGACGCTTCCGGTTTCTCAAGCTGCGCAGCCAATTGTTTTGAAACCTGATGCTAAATCATGGCAAAATGAAACTGAATTTTGGGACGTGCATGCGCGTGAGCGCAAGTATTGCTTTGGAGATGCAGGCATTTCTGAGAAATCTCGCACGATCTCTTTTGACAATTTCACTCGTCTCATCGGGAACAAATTGATGGTTGTTCAGAAAAGCAATGGGGAGTATTGCAACGTTGTGCCACTTAAGAGTAATATTCTTTTGCTTCCAAATCATATGGTTCCGTCTAAAACTGAGTTTGTGACGTTGACCAAGATTGGAGGTCATACTTTTAAGAATATGCCCTTGGATGATAAGGTTGCAATGCGCGTCCCTGGAACGGATTTTGCCGTTTGGTATTGTCCTGGTGCTGGGCTGCACCGTGACATTATTGACTATTATCCTAAAGACATTGATGAAGGTAAGAAAGTTGAAGTTTTTACCATTTACAATAATGAGGGAAAATTGGCAAAATTTGCGAGTATGACGGCTACCCGAGGCAAGGTCATTTCGACTCGAGGAGGAATTTTCTCAGGATACAATTATAGTTTTCCTGAAGACACCTTTGGTGGGTTATGCATGGCAACTTTGATTGGTAAGGTAAATGGTATGCCATTTATTGCCGGTCACCATCTAGCTGGAAGGGGGCGTCGAGGCGCTGCCGGCGTATTGACCAGGAAAGCTTTGTTGGACGCCATTTCCAAGCTTGATGAAAGACCTTGCATTTTAGTTTCCCATTCTGCTACTCCTTTGGAGACGCAGAGTATGGGTATACAGTTTGGACCATTGGTTGCTCCCCATAGCAAGTGTGTTACTAATGATTTGGGTTCTGAATCTAAAATTCGCGTGCATGGGGGACATCATGGTCCTTCCCGTTCTACTCCGAAGAGCGCTGTTGTTACCTCTGTTATTTCTGCTTCTGTTAAGGAAGTGATGGGTATAGAGAAAATACATGCGCCACCGAAGGAGATGGGAGCTCAACGCCATAAGGAATTAGACATCAGTGGTAAGGTAGATACTGCCACTGAATTTGATTCTGAGCTATTGAATAAGGCCGTTACTGATTATGGTCTTAGTCTTATGGCAATTCCCGATTCGGAACTCGCTAAAGTCGGCAAGATTAGTGATGATGTTAATCTTGCTGGTCTTGATGGAGTTCTTGGAATCAATGCGATGAATTTTTCTACATCAGTTGGTTTTCCTGGAAAGGGAGCCAAGACACAATTTGTTGAAAAGTCTGATCGCCATGTTGGGGGGATTTCATGCCCTCGTGATGTTGATCCTATCATCCTTGAAGAGATTAAGAAAATGGAAGCCAAGTTATTGGCTGGTGAGTCCATTAATACTGTTTTCAAGGCTTCATTGAAGGATGAACCCACAAAAATATCAAAGGATAAGGTGCGTGTTTTTGCTGCGGCAAACATGCCCTTTGTCATGCTTGTTCGCAAGTATTTCCTTTCTCTTGCTGCTTTGGTGCAGCGCAACAAAGTTGCTACTGAATGTGCTGTAGGGACTGTCGTTCAGTCGCCTGAATGGACAGAACTATTTCAGCACATTGGTAAGCATGGTTGGGAGCGTGCTATCGCTGGTGATTACGCCAAATTTGATGGACGCATGAGCCCCCAATTTATGTTGGCTGCTTTTAAACTTTTGATTAAGTTAGCAGAGAGAAGCGGAAATTATGGAGAGGATGATCTCATTATCATGCGTGGTATTGCCACTGAGATTTCTTATCCGACCTATGACTATTTTGGCACTTTAGTTCAGTTCATGGGTTCAAACCCTTCTGGACATCCTTTGACTGTCATCATTAACAGTTTTGTTAATTCTCTTTATCTGCGTTATTGCTGGTATGCAATTGCAAAGGAGAAAGGGTGGTGGAGAGTTCCACTATTCAACAAGAAAGTTTCAGCCATGACATATGGAGATGACAATATTATGACTGTTGCGAAGGGGTATGACGATTTTAATCATACTGCGATTGCCGAACAATTGGCCAAGGTGAGCATCAAATACACCATGGCTGATAAGGATGCCAAATCTGTACCTTTCATTCATCTCAGCGAAGCCTCTTTTTTGAAGCACTACGCAGTGTGGGATGGTGAATTGGGTTTATACAGATCTCCTGTGGAGGAGGATTCAATTGCTAAGATGTTGCATACGCATATGAAGTCCAAGATTTTATCTATGGAACAATCAAGTGCAGAAGCAATTCAGAATGCATCGTTGAAGTACTTTGAATTTGGCCGTGAAGTCTACACCAAGCGTGTTGCTCAATTAGAGCGCGTTGCGCGTGATTCTGGTATTCAGGGTCATGTTGGACCGATCTTGAGCTATGATGAACGTATCGCTTGGTACCGTGAGAAGTTCGACTGTTAAGTCGGCTTCGTCAGCCCGCCCTGGGGGCTTTGTACCTTGGGCCACCGTAACTATACGTTGGATAAGCTAAAAATAGTTGTTTGTGTTTGATTAACGCACAATGTTCTGGGTTCTAAATTACCCAGATGTTGTGGACAGCTACACAAATAGTCAATGTATATATATCGTTATTTAGCGATGGGGTGACGCCCAACAAAATAGCACTGTTGTGTTGTCGATTGATGTACCGCACACAATATTTCATAAATTACATTACTACTAAATTACATACTTTAATTGAAGCCGCCGAGGCTATAAACACGGATGATCTTGTGGATATCATCGAAATCCACAGAACCGATTCATTTGATGAACTTGATGAGATTGCGCAGCTCAAGGAGCGCAATAAAATATTGCGAGATAAATTGACGAAGAAGTATCGTCACGTCTTTCAATTGATGAAGCGAATTCAGCATTTGGAGTCCAGGGTCATGGTTTCACAATCCGGTACTATGGGGGATACAGCTCCCCCAGAAGGTAGTGCCGAAAGATTGGTAGCCCCTTTAACTACTCAGCAAATTACTAAGTTTGCAGATGAGGATGCTGGATGGGTTACTGAAAAGCTTGGTACATATGAACCTACCATGGACATGGCTACGACCAATGATGGTGAGTTGGGGAATTTTCTCCAACGTCCTATTCGCCAATCAGCACAGTCTTGGGTAGTTGGCCAACCTTTTTTCTACAAGTTTAACCCATGGCAAACATTTTGCGAAAATCCATATGTTCGTGATAAAATCAAAAATTACGAGCTTTTGCGCATGAAAATGCACGTGAAAATTGTCATTTCGGGCACCAAGTTTCATTATGGGCGTGCTATGTGTTCATATAATCCCTACACTGATGGTGATGAACTTACTAAGGAGCGCAGTTTTATTTCACAAGATTTGATACAGGCGTCCCAAAAGCCACATTTCTTTTTGAATCCAACTAGCAATAGTGGAGGTGAGATGACGTTGCCCTTCTTTTGGCCGGAGAATTATCTCCGTATTCCTCAAGGTGATTGGGACAAGATGGGCAGTATGACGATAAATTCGTTTGGCAATCTGCTTCATGCGAACCTTGGTAATGACCCAGTGACTGTTACAATTTATATTTGGGCTTCTGACGTTGTGTTGACTATTCCCACCTCGTCCGATCCACCGGTCATCGAACCGCTCCCGTCACAGAGTGGTCGTAGATCAGAGGCCGACGAGAAGAATAATATTGCGAAACAGGATGAATATGGTTCAGGAATTATATCCAAACCTGCAGCCGCTATTGCGAAAGCAGCGGGTGCATTGTCCGATTTGCCTGCGATTGGCCCTTATATGACGGCCACTCAGATTGGGGCTACCGCTTTGAGTAAAACGGCACGTTTATTCGGTTACAGTCGACCCACTGTGGTTACGGATATAATACAGCAAAAACCGGCACCTACTGGAAATTTGGCCAATACCGATGCTGCTGATGCAGCGTTGAAATTGACATTGGATTCCAAGGCGGAGTTAACTGTTGATTCAAGAACAGTCGGTTTGGATGGAACTGATGAGATGGGTATTCTCGATTATGTTAAAAGGGAATCTTACCTCACCAGTTTCTCGTGGGCACCTGGAGATCCTGTTGATTCTTTGCTCTGGAACGTTCGAAATTTGCCTATGCTATATGATTCTGTGCAGCAAGAGCTTCACATGACTCCTTTGGCACACATGGCAACGGCTTTCGAGCAGTGGCAGGGATCTATTAAATATAGGTTCCAAGTCGTCAAGAGCGATTATCATAAGGGCCGTCTTCTTGCACGGTGGGATCCCAACACACCTTCAGCGGTTGTGAATTACAATACGGCTTATTCCCGGGTTATTGACATCGCCGAAACAGATGATTTTGAAATTGTCGTCGGTTGGGGTGTGCACTCACCTTGGAAGAAATGCGGACAACCTGAATGGCCTGATCTTAATTTTGCCGAAGGTGCTCGCATTTTTGCTAATGCTGATGAAGGAAATGGGGTACTAGTATTGGACGTACTTAACCCTCTTGTTTCGCCGAGTGCTGATTCTCCCATTACTATCAATGTTTACGTTTCAGCATGCGATGATTTCAAATTTGCTGGTCCCACTAATAATAAACTCAATGATTTTCATCTATTTCCTGCTCCCGGTATGGGTCGGGAATCGCCTGAGGATGAAGAAGGGAAACGTTTGGGAAAATTGGAAGTATTGGATTCACAGAGTAGTTCACCAACTATAGTAACTAGTGATTCCATGCAGACCGATAAACCAACATCTGCTGGCATGTCAATGGAACTTGCTAATAAGGGAAGTCAGGCAGACAACACTTATATGGTATTTTATGGTGACCCACCCACTTCTATTAGGGAGTTATGTAAACGTTATTGTTTCACTCGCTATTGGGTCCCTGAAAAACCAGCTGATGATCAAATTCAAGTTAGTGTTTTGAAGAACAAGAATATGCCTTATTATACAGGTTATGACCCGAATGGTTTGGATCTTGTTCCAGCTAACAACCGCAAACTTACGACTGGACCAACAGCATTTGTTTCATGGTTTACACCATGTTACGCTGGTTTTCGTGGAGCTATGCGGAGGAAATATATTTTCGACGGAGCTGGTTCCGAACAGGCACCGTTGGTTAGTAGAGACGGTTTTTCTACCAGTGGCAATGGTGCCCATACCTATGTTGAATTTATTTTGGCAGCTTCGCCTCCGAAAGTGCAAAAGTTTATGTCAGCGCAGTATGGGAACTTTGCCGGCGGCGGTTATGCGGCGACTAATTTGGGGGTGAATAACACTATTGAAGTCGAGCTTCCTTATTATATGCCTAAGAGATTTTCTAAGGCTAGGACTATTGGAATACAAGATATTGATTCCAATTCGCATGCAGTCACGACGACAGGTTTGTCACCAGGTTTGGCAGGACGACGATGGGGCATCACTTATTCAGAGCATGTCGCCACCGGTGAAGATTTTTCGCTTTTCTTTTTTACTGGCGTACCTATTTATTATAATTATGTGGCTGATGAGAACAGCTCATAAATTTGTATATTACATTTTATAACTTTATATTTTTATATTTATTTAATTCACTCGATTTTGTAAGAATTCGTTCGAGTGTCTAATTTTAGAATTCGTTAATATTCATGCAACTATGGAAACATAGGTATGTTTATAATCGTGTGAGCGACCCACACGTCATATGTTAGCGCATATAGGAGACAATCTTGGCTTTTTAAAGAGCTATCTGGTATTTTACCTCGAGATTCGTCTCGAGGCTTTTAGCTAGGTGGCAATTTTAAGAGTCAGTTTGCCTCGCTTGTATATATG